CCGATTAGTGAAGCATCTATTACTCCTTCTGAAATGAAAAGATTTGGATTAATGCGTTTAGTTGATTGCACTTATGACTGGCATTTTAATCTCGTAGACCCCGAAAGATTACCACAAGATATGTCTAAACTTAATACTCCTAACTTTGAATATACTAGATACCAGCCATTAAAAAGACTTAATCTAAAAATGAGTAGTGATTCTTCTGGAACTATAACTGTTAGCGCCGCCCCAAGTGGATTACTAAAAGTAGGCGACCAAATCTTTAACGATAAAGGATATTATTTAGGTAAGGTAGATGCTATAACTGATAGTGGTTCTAGTAGCACATTAGACTTAGTGGGTAGCACTGTTAGAAAACCCGTTATAAAATCAGATGGAACTCAATCTTATTATTATGGATATATTTATGTTTGTGCAGATGGAGTTACTGCTATAACAGACCAAGATTATTATGACTCATTTTATAGATTCCAAGTTAAAGGTAGAGCAGGTAAAGATACTTTTACAGAAGTTAGTTTTTCTCAGCCACTTAATATGTTACAACAGATGTGGAATGGATGTTATCATGCTATAGAAAGCCCAAATACTACAGATACAACTGAATATTTAACATCTACTTCTGAATATGAATTTCATCAAATACCTTATGGGGTTATAGCAAGTGCTAGTGGGGCTAATGGATTAGCAATAGCAAGTGGCGATTGGTCTTTTACTAATATAACTGCGGAGGATGCTGATGGTGCGGCCAATGTAACGAGTAGTAAATTTTTAACTCATTTCAATAAAAATTATTTAGAGTTTGCACAAAAAGCCCCCTTCGAAAGTTATTCCAGACAAAGCACTATATTCCCAGTTGCTAGTGTAATTGCATTACCTCCTTCCTTTAGATGTTTTTATTCTACTTCTTATTCTAAATATTCCACAGGTAAAACGATTAACGCTATGCAAAGTAAGAAATTTTTAGTTAATAAATCATCTAATCCAATTGGTTCAGGAGTTCTGGTAAACAACGCATCTGAAGGTGCTACTATCGGAGCAGACGGCACTACAGATATTCCAGTAGATACGGTAGACGCTACTACTAAATTTTCAGTTGGTGATGTATTATACGATGCTTCTGGTGATGTAGTTGGTTTAATAAAAGCCGTTACCGCTACCCAAATAACGTTACATGAAAATAATGCAACCTCTTTAGCAGATGCAGAAGAATTACATTATTTAACTGGTAATGAATTTACTACAGAATATAGCCACCCTTCTAATGTATTAGAGTGGAGTCAATTAGGTGGTAATCCTTATGCGGGATGTCAAATAATTTCTTTGGGTAGATATAATATTGAAGACTCTATAGGAATACAAACTCCTATTGGTGGAAGAACTCAGTTACATAACTTCCAAAAACCAAACCATTTAGAGAATTTCCCTCATTCTAAAACTTCTAGTAATGCCCCTAAAAGTGAAACTACACATGATGAATCATATGCTTTAACTCCTTATGGAGATACATTTGGTAAATACGATAATACACATGATAATGAATCAAGCGCAGAATATACTTTCTTAGGGGTAAAGAGTAGTAGGTTTTGGGGCTTCGGTAGATATGCGGCTGATAAAAGTCCTTCGCTAAGTTATGGTTATATTGGGGATGGAAACGGATATGTTGCTGATGGTGTTTTTGGTGTATTTCAGCCCATGTTAAACTTATCTACTATGGAAAAATTAACTTTAACAGACGGAACTACTGATGAAATGCAAGAAGGTATTATAACCTTTGACTCTATTAATGGGAATACAAAAGAAGGGGTATTAAGAATAACGACTGGACCTAATGATTTAGAGGATGTTAACCCATTTTTAAACTTTGTAGATTTAACTGGTATGTATTTAGTAGGTAATTTTGGAACAGAAGTCGGGAAAGAACCAACTAGATTAGACTATGCTCCTTTTAATGGGTCTACTTACGATATTGCATCTATAGGTTCATCTGATGCACCTAATACAACTAAAGGTCTGGTATATCCTGAATTTTTTATAATATCAGGAACAACTGAAGTTGGTAATACTGTCACTTATGGGGCGAGTTCTGACCCCGATAATCCTAAAATAGTAGGCGGAGATGTTTTATCTATTTATGGGGGTAACTCCACACAAGGTAGAACTATTACAACAGTTAATAATTCTAATCCTCCATCTTTTGAAATGAGTGGTGCGGCTAATGCAGTAACAACACAAGATTTAGTAATTGATGCTGGAAGTGTAGGAGCAATTACTTCTTTATCTAATACTATGGTTGACCCTAATCATATTATTTATGTTAAAGAACATAGAAGAAATATAACTGGTGCTACAGTTGCTCATGAATTATTAATAGATAATGTTCCTTTGAATAATGAAGGGGCAGTTCAATTCTTTAATAATTATAGAGTTATGCGACCTGCTGAAACTTGTTTATGGAGAAATTCTCCAGAAGAAATAGACATGTATAAGTTATCTTCACAAACTACAAAGATGCCTCAAGAAGATAAAATGTATGGTTTTGTTCCTTCCCTTAATAGGATGCATAAGGATAATACTTTCGCTGGTTCTGATTCGACAAGTGTAGCCGTATATGAAAGAGGAATCGAAGGAGAGAATGAGGGAGTAATGTCAATGTATGTGGCAATAGATATGGACGCTAGACATTCTCAACAAAAAACATTAACTGGTAGTATTAGTGATTTGGATTTAAATTCAAA